ATGGCAGATAAGGTCCCCGGGAGATACTAGGTACGAAACTAGTATCTTCCAGGAACAATATCCCCTCAGTCCACCGCCCCTTGTGATTTAGGGGTAGAGCGCAGGAATAACCAATTCCCATTAGTTAGGTTTAAATGACGTATATGAAATTACCGTCTCGATCCATTAGCGGGGTCAAAGCCTCACATCTAAATGAAACGAAACAATAGTAACACTCGGTACTCTTCCTATATATTTGGAGAGGACCTTTTACATCACTTGTGTTTACTATTAGCACCAATATCACACTCACAATCTTCAGGGTCAACCTAGTGGCCTATCAACTGGGAGAGAGGAGAATGAAGAATTCCCACCATGGGACCATTCAATCCATCAACCGTCGAAAATAATTCCGACAAACCGATTTCCTCAGACTCAGCCTGGACTGGACCACCAGAAATGACGAACCTCGATGACCGAAAGCTGTCGTGTATACCCGATATACTTAAATCGGAACCATAAAGTGATGGGAGAACCAAAGTATCAACCGGACCAACCTTGAATTGGAATTTTCGCCATGGGAAAGAATTTAAAAATCTTTCACTATAGCCACCCCGAATGGGGTAGAAAATATCCGACTCATTAGGTATAGGTCCCTGAAAACATATGCCTTCCCTCTTAACCTCTGCATCTCTTTTGGACGCAGAGCACTTTATGATATCCGACTTACTTAAAGTCAGATACGCACGCCATGCTTCGGGACTACCGAAGTCAGGACCCTCAGGACAACACTCAGATGCATTCATCCAACATTCCGCGACCGTCTCGCTGGGTATATGGTTCCAAAAAGAACCATACCCCACCCGACGGCCGAAGGTGGAACCATCGATGCAAGGGGCTAATTCATCATGTGTCATGCCCACCCTACTATAGTAGCCTATCTGCTCGGCTGAAATCAAACCCTCACGGGTAAGCTTCAATCCCAAGCCTCCCAGATTCTTACTGACAAAGTAAGAAACGGAAGGTGGAACACCGGACAGCAACTGACGAACAGTAGGGTCACCGATAAACAGAGACATCATACGGTCCTGGACTACCTCCTCAAACCCTCGAGTAAACTCATGACTGATTTGACCAAGGTCAAAAACAGACGGATCTAAAGAGAAGGAATCGTCCAGAGAACCACGTTGTAACTGTGGATGCATCAAACCAATGTTAGCATAATTACATCGATTGAATTGGAGACCGAAAAATGTCTCGGTGACAGAATATACAGTCGAATTGATAACGACAAAGTCACGAGAGACATAGTTCTTGCCGATGGAAGGAACAAGTCCCCCCGATCGAACGATATCTTTCCAAAGTTCATAGTCCGAAGACTTGAACCGAAGGAGGACATCATCTCCATTAATCAACATTGGTAAGTTGTCAAGAGGCAATTGGCACCTTTCAGTGCCGCCTTGAAGATAATCATGATCTACAAGTCTCTCACTACTGGAAAGCTCCAGGAAGAGACGATTAAGAGAACAGTTTATTATACAAAGGACTGGAAACGACAAAGGGGAACCCATTAATTGTCCCCAGCTCTGATGAACGAAATCACCCAGACTCTCGTTATTGAGAGTATCTTCTGTAGCAATCTCAGAGCCAACAAGTCCTTGAACAAGAATACTCTTCAGGAAAGAGGAAAGACCGAAACAATCCGACATCGCATTACAACAAGCTTTTGAAAGCTCGGGGTCAATCAAGTCGGTTGCGGCCTTATAGTCACCTGAACAGTATGATTCATCTTGTCCCAATCTCCCGAGGCGATCCAAATCGCCATCCAGAAGGGGACGACCTATAGCTACAAAAATAGGATGCTTCCTCAATATGCTATGCATAGCACGTTGAACGGCAGCTCCTACCCAATACCTATAGATCGGACCCTTCGTTATCATCCTCACCTTTAAAGGTTCAGCCAGAGCCACAGGGCTCACAGCCATTCCAGTGAGAACCGGTATACGGTGGTTCTTGGGTAACTCATCAATTGTTACATCCAAGATCCGGGAGATCTTCTCTTTATTCTGTTCTATCCACGCATGACATGCGTCCCTTCCAAGACGCTGATAGATATCCATAATGGCCACATTCATCTTCGCCTTATCTATCATTCTCTCAATATAGTCATAAATGAACCATCTAGAATCAAAGATGGATTCAAATTGACTCCAGTCAACATACAAATTACATTCCGCCCAAGGTCTGTAACCTGGATTAGTCTGTATTAAATACCGACAACCAGGGACATCTTGGGTTGGTGAACAAACTTCACAACTGGAACATTGTCTGAGGGAGTGACCCAAACGATTTTGGATCGTCATGCCACAAAAATCACTCTTACTTGGTAGTTTCAAACCGTCTTCACACATTATCAGCCTACTATTATAGAAGGCACCACCATTAGGTTTCGTAGGATGAGGATAATCCCCCGTTTTAATTTTCGAGGGGTTAGCAATCATTCGCTCCGAAATATAGTCAAAATGTGAAGAAGTCGAAGGGATTCGAAGTCGAGAAATGTCTTTCTTATTGGCCCCTTTAAAAAGGTCATAAGTAGTACGCTTCACCTCGGAAATTAAGAGTTTCCTCTTATCTTCCGGAGATAACTTGAACCAATCATCTTTCGACTGAACGGTACGGAAAGTGAAACTATCTGACACATCGACTCTGGGATCTGGATTAGGCTTAGAAAGATCCTTCGGGTAATTAATACGGGCTCGAATGAGCTCAAACGGATTAACCGCTGGAAGGGCTTTCTTAAACTGCAAAACTGTATTCGCAATTCCCAGAAGTCGCTCCCTCTTGGGGAGATCAATCTGTTGGTGAATTCCCCTACGGATCTCGTAGAGCAACTTACTCCACCAAACATAACCCACTCCCGTCAAAGGGGAGGATTCATCACCAAAAGGTGAAGAGGGATGTTCGGTTTGAGAGGTTGCCCGACTAAAGAAGTAGGCCAAATGGAATTTCATCCAATCAGTGGCGACACCCAAAAACCAGAATAATGTATAGGTGCGCTCAAATGTGTCAAGTGACTTGACCCAGGATGGGGTCTGTAGATCAATCTGATGAAAGAAAGGTAATAACAAGTTGATCGTCTCAATGAGACTCATCATCACCCTTCTAGCTCTAAGACCAGCGGACATGGCCTTCTTCATCAGATCCTCATATCGATATTGATATTTATCGATTATGAGTCGAACACTTCTCTTTCTTCCATTGCGATGGAAACAGCGATTTATCTCAACAGGGTATACCCGGAGACGCGAGAAGTGTGTGATATTCCCGATAACGGGGGATCTTTCGGTAATTTTGGAAAGATCCTGGTGCATCTTTGGCAGAGCGGAGCCAAAGAGATTTTTGACGTTTTCAATTACTTTCTCACGATCAATCTCTGAAGAAATCTTATAACATTTCTGACCGAGAGGGAAAGTAACTGGGCCGTCAAGTGTACGTACTAGCAAACACAATTCACCCAACCTATGCGATTCATCACTTTTAGTAAATTCAAACGTAATCGATAGGATTTATTCTCCAATGATCGGCTGATTATGCCTACCACCAGAGTTGCCCGTAGGCAATTGGAAGAATGGGGAAAGTTGTTGTGGTGACAACTTTCCTCCGCGGGGGGCCGCACCCACCTGGAGACTCCGGTCCCAGGTTTCTACAAGTTAACGCTGTATGATTCAAACTTCATTGGTCATAACAGTTGTAGCTCCCCCAAGGGTTCAGTATAGTTTACACAGAGGCACACCTATGTCCCGAAATCACCCAACTACCACAGTTGGAGCCAGATACACAAGAGAAACATCTTGTCCTTTACCACAAAATAACAAAAGTGGCTACTCGGACGAAAACATTTCAGTGTTCCGGCATTCTAGACCCAAGGCTCTAAACAAATCACGTCGCAGTACTCGCCCAAAGCAGTACGAGCGGCGAACCAAGATTTGGTTAGTCCTTGAAGAGAACAGACCTTCAGACATAGACGTCATGGCATTCCTCCTAGACAATGGAATGGGTACCCCCGGTTCACTGATGGACCGGATATCCCCATGTCTAGACACGGATAGTTTCATGACGAAAGTGTGCATGTGTTGACATTACTAC